AGCTGCATCAGATTCAAACTCAACTGTGAACATCTGACCCCTCCGCTACAAGTATGTTGACGTGTGCTACATTACCCTCAACACGAGTGATAACGAAGTCTAAGCCTGCCTTGCGTAGCACTAAACGTAACTGCCCTACAGGTATCATGTTGTATCCTTTCCATCCATATGTATCAGACGATCTAAGTACCACTGTGACTTGAGTAAATCCTCTTGCTTGTTCTTGTAACGCCAGCGGTGCAGATACTTAGCTATGTTACCACGCAGATAGCCAATGTATTCCTCCTTGGTTAGGAAGTCTTCAATGTAATCAATACATTCTATCTTACCTTTACCATAGTGTGCTGGGTTGTTCACGTTGTCTGTTGCTGTAACAGGTGGTTCTATTCTATTATGCTCAGCCAATACTGTCTCCTTAAATGATTCTTCTTCTGCTATTAGTTTCTTCCACTGACTGTTTATCATTACTCTTCCTCCAGACAAAAGCCACACCACGTGTCTCTACTAGCATTACCACAACTGACACACTTGCGCCACTTATTCTTTTCATCACGATCTTTAGATGCCTTACGTTCCTCTGGTGTCATAGGTCTGATGTCACTAAAGTCTGCCTCTAAGGGCCACTCATTGTCTGTCACGTAGTACCTCCTCATACTTGAAGAACAACTGCTCAAACTTCCATTGGTATAGCTGTTGCATACCCATCAAGATGTTCATCATTTCATCGTGCGTAGGCTCACGTTCACCATCACCTATCTGTCTGAACACTACTTGTAGGTCATCACAGACATGCCAACAATCCATAATCATAGGCTCTAAGTCATACAATTTAGCCATCTTCATCCTCCGTCAGTGCATCCCAAGATACAGGGAATAGTTCAATCATCTTACGATCAATCTGCTGTGCTACCTCTCGTGTCTCTGCCTGTGTGTCAGCCTTGCAACGTAGGTTACACATGTCAGCGAAGGCATCAAGGCTACCTGACCAGTACCACTCAGTCATCGTGGACTGTGGTAGTTCCATACGTGCTTGCTCAGGTGCTACACCGTGAGCTAGTAGGTCTTTGTAGGCTTTAAGTGCTGCCCATCCTGAACTACCCCAGTCACCTACATTTACTACACCCTCAGAGCCTTGCTTCTTATCGGCACTGCGTCCACGCCATGCGTAAGGAGTGTATAACTCAGGTTCATCATCAACATACCGCCTAGAAATCTCGTTCCATCTCAAGAACTTATGCTTGACTAGCTGTCGTGCTACAAAGATCGGAGCCTTGACGTGGAAGCTGGCGAAGCAATGCCCGAATGGACTGATGTGCTTGTGCTTGGCTAGGTAACGAATGAGCTTATCATCCTTAGCCTTGAGCTTAGGTGGCCCCCACGGATCGTCTTCCATCTCGCTTGTCTTACCAAAGCTGACCCGTGCTGCGTTAGCTACAGTCAGGTCATTGCCCATATGGTTTATGTATGTTGCTTTAATCATTTACCTGTACCCCAATACATTGCACGGTCTCGTTAGTATCATTGACCATGACTGATGCGTCTCTCAGTCCAGTCTTACATAAGGTTTCATTGTCATATGTACCCAAATGGTAATATCTAACGCCGTTCTCTGGTACTAAGACAAGCCACAACAATATCCATACTGTATTCATTAGAAGGGTACCTCCCCGTTTGCATCCCGTGGATCTACATAATAACCTGGCTGCATATAGTCAGGCTTATCTGCGCTGGGCTTAGGGTGTACACTCTCTAGGCCCATCTCTTTAAGAAAATCTTTAAGATCGTTCATGATAGTAATTCCTTTAATCGTTCTAGGTCATCAGTTAGCCTATACTTTATGTCATCGTCAAGTCTAAAGGCTGTACTATTTGCATTTGTCCATAGTGTTATCTCTCTACTAAACTGCAAAGTCTTGTGTGCAGCATCAGGATCTAGTGCTACGATAACGTTGTCATACTGGCTTATTTTATTCATGTGTGCGGCTGTAAGGGCTGTGCCAAGGATTGCCATAGCTGTTACATTAGGAAACTCCTGATAAGCAACCATAGCAGAGACACAATCCTCTAACACAAGTAGGTTGCTACCCCTACCTATCGTGTAGTAATCCGCCTTGCCTGTATAGCGATACCATTTAGGCAGCTTCTCGCCTACTGCTCTTCCATTAGCATCTACTATACGTCCTTTGTAGTGTATCGGAAATACAACACGCTCATCCTTAACGTCATAGAGTAAACGTCTGTCTACGATACCCCAGCGCCGTGTGAACCTGTGAAACTTATCATGCTCTGCTGTAGGCTGTACCACATACTCAGGTATCTCCATAGTCTCAGGCTCCATCTGCATAGGCTTCTCTTGTTTAGCCATGAGGATCTTTATCTCTGCGGCTGTCAGGTCAGTGTGATGATAACCGCCGATACTACAGTCTAACTTGTAACAGTTGTACTTGATCTGCCCCATCTCTTTAGTGACAGTAAATGTATTCTTGCCATAGCAGGATGGGCAGTTCATACGTCTGCTCTCATCCTCTCTTAGGTCTAGGCTGTCTAAGTATTTACGAATGTTCATCGTCATTACCTCTCGCTGCTAGTGCCTTCGATGCACCACTAAATGTATTCACCATGTAAGGCTTCACACTGTTCATACTCTTGTGACCTGTTACCTGCATGATGCCAACAAGGTCAACACCAGCCTCCATCATTTCTGTCACTGCTGTACGGCGTAGATCCATAGCGGTTAGGTGACTTGGTAGATTAGCTTCTGCAAGTACCGCATTGATATGTCCAGATATTTCATCCATATCATAGGGAGAGTAAGCCCCTGCTCTAGGCTTAACTCTGGGTGCAACATATTCCTGAAAGCCAAAGTCATCCTTCTGCTGTTGCAACATACGGCACAAACCTGGGCTGATAGGCAGGTGTACCTCAGCGCCTCGCTTTGATTGTGTAATGTCTAGGCGACACTCTGTTAGGTCTAGCCTGTCCCATGTAAGCATACGCATATCACCTACACGCTGCCCCCAGTCATATGCCATGTGTACGATCAACGTAATACTACGCCAGCGCATATCTGAATAGCCTACACTTAGGAATGTCTTGACTTGCTCCCTGCTCCACTTAACTCTGCGTTGCTTGTCTGTGATCGTCTTGATTAGAGTAACAGGGTTGTGCTCCATGATGTCATTACGCATACCATACTTCCAAGCGGCACTCAGACTAGCCTTACGATAATTAGCAGTGCGAGTTCCAACCCGCAGCCACTGCTCATAGGCTTGATTTAGGTGTCGAGCTTTTAGGTCTGCTATTACATAGTTCTTCAACATACGCTTACCTACTACTGTATTCCCTACAGCGTCTAGGTTATATTCATACTTCTTTTGTGTCTCTCCTTTAAGTTTAGCAAATGCAGCACTTTTGAGGTAGTATGATAGTAGTTTTTCTAGTCTGTCACTGCTGTGAGGTAGTTTCATATCTCTCTCTCCTATTTATTTAAGTGACCCGCCCAGTGAGAGCAATCATCGTGCGGGTCAGCCAGCCTAGCATACATAGATCAATAAAAGTGCAATGAAGGGCCACAAAAGGTAGAGGGCGAATAGATTTCTAATCATGATTTTTGTACCCTGTCATTACTGAATGATAGCTCATTACCTGCTAACGTCTTGAAGATAACACGGCGTACACCCGTGCGTTTGAATAGTTTGATACGAGCCTGGTTAGCGTCATGAGGGGTGAAGACTGTGGTGACATACTCACCATCAGGCTGACCTAAACTTACATAGACTTTTATGGCACGACTTGGGATCATTATGCTGTCTCCTCTTTCTCGTAGTACCATGCGTTAGGATCATCAGGTAATACACACGGCTTCCAGTGATTAGGGTTACCATCATCGCCTATGACTGGTCGGAAGTCAAACATTTGTTTTAACGCATGAGCCTTGTCCCTAGCGTCACTGAGTTGTGACAGTCGAACATCCATCATCTCCATTGTGTCATCTACCAGTGCATCAATGGTGGTGTATACTTCCAAGAGTATTGCTACCTCGTCACGGGTCAGTTCTGTTTTGATTGTCTTAGTCATTTGTCTCTCTCTCTTTCATGTATTGCATTACAATACTTTTGTTAGTGGATATGATGATAACTCTACCATCACCATCATACCCTACATATTTACCCTTACGCTGCACTAGTTTCATCAATAAGCACATAGCGTGTGTACTGCTGACCTGTCACAGGGTGCTTACCCTTAACGCCATCAATGCGGTAGCCTGACTTGCGTAGCTCAGAGATACGCTTAGTGAATGACTGGATGCTGTAGTCCAGCATAGCCTCACGCTGGGTCAGACCCTTGGTTGCACGAAGGTGTTTGATGATCTTAGAGTTTTGTGTGTTAGTCATGTCTCTCTCCTTTGTTAGACATTTGTAGGTTAGTCGTTGTGTTAATCTGCGTCAATGTTACCATTATGTCACGTTGCTATGTTGCAACACCTCTACCTTGATACCTTCCATGCGGCTGTAAGTAGCAGCCAGCCTGTCTGCCTCGCTCATGTCTGTCACGTTGTGATAACACAAGGGTTTGTGCGTGATCTTGCTGGTGAGTATGATGCGGATCATGTGCCTAGCTCCTCTACATAGTTTATGTTGTAGTCTGCGGTGTCTAATGTGTCATGCAATGATAGTTCACGCACTATTTGTTCTGCCTGTTCTTTATTATCAGCCTCAACCTCAAACGTGTTATATATGGTAATACTTACATGATACTTTGTCATGTTTCTAGCTCCTCTTTTACTAGGTGGTACACTGTGCACCGATCCATATAGTATTGCATGGCATCCATGTCAGTGTAGTCAGGTGCATCCATGCAGGAAATCTCAATGTCATTGTCGATCAGTTCCTTCAGCATGAGTAGCTGGTTTGATGTTAGTTCTAGCGTATACATTTGTTTTCTCTCCTGTTTTAACCGTTACTAGTATAGGGAATCATTGGTGGGTGTTACTCTGTCTCTATGTTGGTGAACTTGATGTACACACCGCCCTCACCATCGTCATCCATTAACTCTTGATAGTCTACGTCAGTGTCCTTGACCATCTGCCATAGGGCTTCAAAGAAATCTTCTTTAGTCATTACGCCATTCCTTTCATGATGTGCTTGATTACTTCTACTGTCCATCCATTGCCCAGCATACGATACCGCTGCGTGTTGCTAACGTGTGCAGTGTAGCCCTCTGGCACAGTCTGTAGGCGTTCACACTCTAAGGGTGTCAGCTTGCGCCATGTCATACCCTCGTCATACGTCAGGTGATTGTTGTGTTGCCATGAGCTTGTGCTGAGTGTTGGTGTCTTGCCGTTCTGAGCCTTCAAGCCCCCTTTGTTCCAGCCCCTACCCTTTTGCAGTATCTTAGGCTCAAGGTTGCCACCGCTACTGGCACACAGGCTTGGCCCTTTACCATCAGGGTGGTACACTCGTTTG